TCAGCCGCCCCGGTAACTAGGACAGGAGGCCTATCAGCCCCTGCTAACGCTCGTCCGGCAGTATCGGCTTTTGTACAAGCCCCGGCCCCTGTATCTTTACAGGTACCTCCTACCATACCACCAGCATTACCGGTACCAGCTCCAGCTCCAGCTCCGCTACCAAGCTCTGTACCTATAGAATGGAGTAAGACTGCCATGTATTTTAATGGAACTAATTTAATAAGCTCCAGCTTAGAGCCAATAGACATTGGATACAACTTTACAAGCTCTAATGGGGGAATTAGTGTTATGATGGCTATTAAGCCTCTCTCATGGACTCCTGTAACTACCAGCGGACATGCTTACACTCTCCTGCATATGTACTCAGGTAGTGAAGCAAGCCAATCTATTAATATCAGTTTGATTGATGGAGCTGTACAGGCTGTATTCAGCAATGAAGGTAAAACTGCTGTATTCACTCAGGCTATTCCTAACCCTAGTTCAACTGCAACTTTAGGAAACGGGTACACACTTCTTAGCCTTGACTTCCTCAACAGAAGTGTTTGGCCGGGTGACTTTACTATGTTTACTAGGGTGAATGCCAACCGCAACAGCCTAAAAGTACCTTCTGTATGGCCGACACAGGTAACTTCTTCCTTTACAGATATGGATCACCTATATATAGGAGGAACTCAGTTTGAACCTAATAAGAATTTTATCGGAAGCATAGCATTTGTAGCTCTTAGAGGAGGACTATTTGGCCAATCTCTTACTACCAAAGTAGTGAACGGGTCTATAAAGCCAAAAGCTCTAGCAACTGTTGATCAATTTATGTATAGGGTATACACCTTCCAAGAACCAATTGGAAACCCCTTCGCAGTAGAGACCACAGGAAGTCTAGCAACTAAGCAAGTTCCTCTACAATTCTCGGGAAGTTCAATGGTTGTAGCCTCAAACGTTATATCTTCCTACTTCGCTTAGTAATGGTTTGCAGACAAGTAACATATTTATATAAAGATTAATTAACCCTTCCCAACGATGGCAGAAAGAATTTTATCACCAGGTGTTTTTTCAAGAGAAAACGACCTGTCTTTCATCACCCCAGCCCCAGGTGAGATCTCTACAGCTCTTGTAGGTCCTACCGTTAAAGGCCCTCAAGATATTCCTACTATAGTAAGATCTTACGGTGAGTACGTAAACATATTTGGTACTACCTTTAAGTCAGGTAGCGATTACTACGCACACTTAACTGCTCTTGCTGCTGAGAAGTACTTTGAGCAAGGAGGAGGCTCACTACTTGTAACTAGAGTATCAGATGCTTCTTTTACAAGTGCTACTGCTACCGTATACAGTGCTTCTAGTGCATGGTTTGAATTAAGCACTATTGCTCAAGGAGAGATCATGAACAACAGCGGTTCCGGTACCTTAGCAGGTGCTGATAACGCTCTAGTAAGCGGCTCTGCAGACAACATCAGATGGGAAGTTACTTCTGTAAACAAAGATCAAGGAACTCTTTCTCTTGTAATTAGAAGAGGTGATGATAATGAAAGAAATAAAATCATCCTTGAGTCTTACTCAAACCTTTCTCTTGATCCAAAATCAACCAACTACATCGCCAGAGTAATCGGTGACCAGTATAGAAGCGTAAGCGGTGACTCGGTAATAGTAAACGGAGACTATCCTAACTCTTCTAAGTACGTATATGTTTCTAGTGTAAACTTTAAGACTCCTGATTATTTTGATAATAGCGGTGTTGCAAAAGCACAATACTCTAGTTCATTTGCAAACTTTGTAATCGGATCAGGTTCAGAGCAAGGTACATTTAAAGACGCTCAAGGAGAGCTTTTCCAAGCCGGTACTACAGCTAATTTCTTCGAAAATATCGACGGAACCGATTCACAAGGTATTGCCCCAGCTTCAGCCTACTCTACTGCTGCAAGCATCCTTGCTAACAGAGACGAATACAGATTTAATGTACTTTTAACACCAGGTCTTAACAAAGAAGACCACAGTGCAGTAGTTACTTCGTTTGTAAGTCTAGTAGAGGGTAGAGGAGATGCAGTATACGTAATCGACCCAGCAGGATACGGAAGCTCAATTGCAACTGTAACTACTCAAGCCGGATCGCTAAACAGCTCTTACGCTGCTGCTTACTGGCCATGGGTTAAGCTTACAAGCAACGAGTTAGGAAGAAATGTATGGGCTCCTGCTTCAGCAGTAATCGGAGGTGTTTACGCCTTCACCGATAGAGTAGGTGCCGAATGGTTCGCTCCTGCAGGTCTCCTAAGAGGAGGTATTCCTTCAGTGATCATGGCAGAAAGAAAGCTTTCTCAGTCAGATAGAGACACCCTATACTTAGGAAAAGTTAACCCACTTGCTACCTTCCCAGGATCTGGTGTAGTAGCATACGGACAGAAAACATTACAGACTAAGGCATCTGCACTAGACCGCGTAAATGTTCGCAGACTTCTTATCAACCTTAAGAACTTCATCGGAGATCAGGCCAACAACCTCGTATTCGAGCAGAACACAATCGCTACTCGTAACAGATTCCTAGCAGCTGTTAACCCATACCTTGAGACTGTAGTACAGAGACAAGGATTATTCGCTTACAGAGTGCTAATGGATGACACCAACAACACTGCCGACGTTATCGATAGAAACCAGCTAGTAGGTCAGATCTTCATCCAGCCAACCAAGACTGCTGAATTCATCGTACTAGACTTCGTAGTTCAGCCAACAGGAGCAACTTTTGGAGCGTAATATTTATAACTAAATAAACACAGCAAGATGCCAGTATTAGATCCAAACGAAATCATGTTTACCGCCTTCGAACCGAAGGTAACAAACAGATTTATCATGTACATCGATGGAATTCCATCTTACATGGTTAAGAGTGTGACTTCACCTTCATTCACTGACGGTGTTATCAAGCTCGACCACATCAACACTTACAGAAAGATTCGTGGTAAGAGAGAGTGGCAAAACATGACTTTAAGCCTTTACGATCCAATTACTCCTTCAGGTGCTCAGGCAGTTATGGAGTGGGCTCGTCTAGGATACGAATCAGTAACTGGCCGTGCTGGATATTCGGACTTCTACAAGAAGGACGTAACTCTAAACGTACTAGGACCTGTAGGTGATATCGTTGGTGAGTGGATTGTTAAAGGAGCATTTGTAGTATCTTCAAACTTTGGTCAGTACAACTGGTCAACTGACGAAGCTATTAACGTAGAGCTTCAACTTGCAATGGACTACTGCGTATTGAACTTCTAAACCCCCGCCCTGTCAAACAGCACAAAGCCCGGTCTAGATGGCCGGGTTTTTTGTTTACATATATTTATATAAAAGAAACTAAAGTTATATGGAGTCAAAATACAAGTTACCTACTGAAACAGTAGAACTTCCTTCAAAAGGTTTATTATACCCAGAGGGACACCCTCTAGCCGGCGGTACAATTGAAATGAAGTACATGACCGCAAAAGAAGAAGACATCTTAACCAACCAAAACTACATTAAGAACGGTACGGTTATTGATAAGCTTCTACAATCACTAATTGTAACGGAGGTCAATTACGACGATTTGCTTATCGGTGATAAAAATGCTATCATGGTAGCTGCTCGTATCCTTTCTTATGGTAAGGACTATGAATTTGATTTAGGAAATGGAAAGCAATCTGTAGATTTAAGTATTTTTGAACCTAAGAAGCTAGATGAAAGTCTCTATAAGAAAGGTCAAAATGAATTTTCATTTACTTTACCGTTTACAAGCAATACGATTACATTCAAGCTTCTGACTCACGGAGACGAAAAGAAGATTGACCAAGAGGTGAAAGGACTTCAGAAGATTGATAAGAATAATATTACCGAAGCTACTACCCGTTTAAAGTATATGATTACTTCAATTAACGGATCTTACGAGAGAAGCGATATTAGAGATTTTGTGGATAACGGGCTACTAGCTAGAGATGCTAGAGCTTTCAGAGAATATTACAATACTATCTCACCAGATTTAGACCTAAACTATACTTACGTAGATTTTGACGGTACGGAGAAGGAGGCCGTCCTTCCAATTACGTTGAACTTTTTTTGGCCTGACGCCTGAGTATAGAACTTACATCTTTCAACAGATACACGAAATAGTATTCCACGGTAAAGGTGGATATACTTGGGATACCGTGTATACTATGCCTATATGGCTTAGAAGGTTTACCTTTAAGTCCATCCAGGAGTTTTACGAAAAAGAACGTGAGGCCCAGGAAGAAATGCAGAACAAACTAGCAGGGGTACAAAAAGCAACCCCTCAAAGCTCTGTACAGATACCAGATGCAGTTAAAAGAGCTACTTATACGACTAAAAAACAGTCGTAATCTATTTATAAGATATAATAAGTAGTATGGCCGACGAAAGATTTGGTAGTTTAGGAGCTCAGGATTTTGATAATTTAAGATCCGCTGCAGCTGAAGTTGCAAATCTTGCTGCAGAACAGCAGCGAGCCCTATCGACTTTAGGAGAAAGTACAGCTCTTACCACTAACGCTTTACAACAACAGGCTAGGGCTGCTAGAGATCTTGCAGGATTTACTGCTGATGAGCTAAAAAGTAAGAATGCACTTAATGCCCTAGAAAATAAACGTACTCAATCAGTTCAATCTTTAGCAAAACTACAGCAAGAAGAGGCTAGCCGTATTCAAAAAGTTGAACAGCTACAGCAATCGGTGCTAAGAGCTCAGACTAGAGCTGTTACAACAAGCGGTCAAGCTCAAAGAACTGCTCAAGCTACTTTAGTTCTTCGTCAAAACGAACTTAGAGCAGCCCAGGAAGGATTAAATATAACCAGAGAAGCAATTAACTCTGGAAAACAGCTGATAAAGAATACAGAAGATCTTATAAAAGCTAAAAAAGTACTGGATTCCCAGACTCGATTCTTTGACAAACTAGAAAGCGTTGTTAAGGAAATACCGGTACTGGGTACAGCACTCAGCGGTCCATTTGCTGCAGCAGCGGCAGCTGCTAAAACCGCCGCCGAAGACGGCGTAGGGAGGATGAATGCTAACCTAATTGGAGCTAATACCCTAGTAAAGAGTCTAGCAACTACTTTAGGACCTGCAGCAGTACTGGGAGCTTTATTTAAAGTAAGTGATCAAGCAGCTCAAATCAACAGACAGTTAGGACTTGGCACTGAAGCAGCTGCTAGAACAAGAGATCGCTTTGCCGAAATAGCACAGCAGTCAGGTAGTTCTAGATTTAACACTGAAAAACTTATTGCTGCTAACTCACTACTTAACCAGACACTAGGAACCAGTGTTGAGTTTAGCGGAGAAATGCTTAAATCCTTCATTGAGCTTACCGAATATATGGGAGTAAGCAATGAAGCAGCAGCCAAGTTAGCTACTCTAGGAAAGATTACAGGACAGACCTCTCAGGAGTTTGCAGGAAACCTTGCAATGTCGGTAGCTAATGCTAATAAAGCAAACGGGGTATTCGTATCAACTGCATCTGCTTTTGAAAAGATTAAAAACCTTTCTGCAACTACCCTTCTTAATCTAAGAAGAAACCCAGAAGCAATCGGTCAAGCTATTGTACTGACTGAAAAACTAGGTTTAAGCTTTGAACAGCTAAAATCAACCTCACAAAGTTTACTTGATTTTGAATCTTCTATTTCAAATGAATTAGAAGCTGAACTTCTAGTAGGTAAGCAGTTAAATTTTGAAAGAGCAAGATCTGCTGCCTTAAGAGGAGATGATGTTGCATTGGCAAAAGAGCTAGCCCGTCAGGTAGGTACTGTAGCTGATTTTGAAAGATTAAATGTAATTCAACGTGAATCTTTAGCAAAAGCCTTCGGAATGAGTGCCGATCAGATGGGGGATATGCTAATAAAGCAGGAGATGATGAATAAGCTTGGTAATGAAGCTAAAAACCTTACCAACGAACAGGCTGCTGCTATCCGAAAAATGGTAGAGGATAATCCTGGTATGACTCCACAACAGGCCCTACTTGAATTACAAAATCAGGAATCAGCAACTAAAAAATTCCAGGATGCTGTAGCCAAGCTTAAAAACGTATTTACAGATATCGTCTCTTTCTTAAGCCCGATCGTAGATAAATTCTCAGGATTTGTTTCTAGCATTGCATCTAGCGGATTAGCTAAGATCTTAGTAGGAGGAGGTATCATTCTAAGTCTAGGAGCAGCTCTTAAGAATATGGTAATGCCTCGCGGTTCTTCACCAGGTAATCCTCTATACGTATCTACTTCAGCAGGTGGTACAGGAATGCTTTCAGGACTAGGTCTGACTTCAGCCGATAGAGCAGCTATGGTGCGTCAAACAGGATCTGCTTCTGCAGCAAGAACTGCTCTTATGAGAAATAGAGGTATGGGATTAGGAGCAGTAGCCGGTCTTGCAGGCGGCCTGATGATGCAATCTGAAAATGAGGGAATGCAGATAGGAGGAGCAGCATTATCAGGAGCAGGTACTGGTGCGATGCTCGGCTCAATGTTCATGCCAGGTGTCGGTACGGCAGTCGGTGCTGGATTAGGAGCTGCCATTGGAGGACTCACAGCCTACTTAAATAGAAAAGATAAAGAGGAGCAAAATAAACAATCTACCACAGACGAGAAGTATAATGAGATGATTAAGCTCTTAAGAGTACAGGCCGAGAAAGATACTAAGATCTTTATGGATGCCAACGAGGTAGGTATTGCCGTTGCATTAGGTAACCCTAGAATGAATTAATTATGCCACTGCTAAACCTTACAACCAATCTTAAAAGCTTAACCTTCGGGTCTGCAACTCCATACATCCAGAAGGATGTAAATAATCCCGGTGCTCCTTCTGCTGCCCCGGCCCAAGCCCGAGTAGAGGACCTAACACGTATTACAAAATACCTAGCACTTGATGGCCGTAATTTTGTAGCCAAACAGGCACTCTTAGAAGCAAGTAAGGCTAGAACAATTCAAAGTCTGTTCTCTGCAGGTACTGTGGTAAATCCTGCACTAAGGATTGCTAATATCCTAGCTCAGATTCCTGTAAACGGTACCGGTACACACTTCTTATCTATAGGAGGAGGACCTTTAAGTAACTTTTACACAGGTAATAGTACAGCAGCCTCACAGGCATTAAACACAGGTGCTGTTACAATTCCTAGAAAAAATTCTAACCTTGTTAGAAGAGTTTCCAAAAGCCCTTCTTTTACCGCTAATCCAGCAACCAGAGCCTCTCGTGAGGCAGCTGCTAGAGGTGTAGTAGTAACTCCTTCTAGAGGAGGTACAGAATTGGATAATAAGTACGGACTTGCCCCGACTAAGACCGCAGACAGAGTTAATCTTTTTGATATCGGCCAAGGTCAGGTTAATGATGACTTAATGCCGGTGATGTTTAATGTCTACGGAGATCAAAACACTAG